GAACTGCCGGAAGGGTTACGGGGAGGAGAACAACCGGAGTCTATTGATATTGATGTTCTGGATGATATCTGTGCAACCGCAACACCGGGAACCAGGGTGGTCCTGAATGGTATCGTCAAACAATTCCAGAGACGTTCACAGGGTCAGTTATCCACCACTTTTGATATTTACATAGAATGCAATTCCATTGAAGTGGGTGAAACGGACTTTGATGAGGTTGAAATCCGGGAAGAGGATGAAGAGGAGATTAAACAACTGGCAGCCCTCCCCTGGATACTGAACCCTGATACAAACATCCCTGAACCCGGAGTCTTTTCAAAGATAGCAGGTTCAATAGCACCGTCAATTTTTGGTATTACTCATGTAAAGCGGGCAATAGCCCTTCAGATGTTTTCAGGTATCCCGAAGGAACTGCCGGACGGGTCACGTATCAGAGGTGATGTCCATATCCTGATGATAGGAGACCCAGGTATTGCGAAGTCTCAGCTCATCAAATACGTCACAAAACTGGTCCCCAGGTCAGTTTACACATCAGGAAAGTCAGCATCAGCCGCCGGGTTAACCGCATCAGCTGTGAAAGATGAGTTCGATGGGAGATGGACCTTAGAAGCCGGTGCATTTGTCATGGCTGATAAGGGTATCATGGGACTGGATGAGATCGAGAAGTGCGACAAATCCGCTCAGTCATCCATTCACGAAGCGATGGAACAACAATGCTATGATGAAGATACTGAAATTCTCACCGAATATGGCTGGATGAAATTCTATGATTTAGATTATGATACCGCTGTAGCGACATTAAACCCAAAAACAAATCAGATTGAGTATCATATTCCCGATGATATTGTAGTATTCCCCTATTCAGGTGAAATGCGCCGAATCAAATCAAGGCAGGTTGATTTGATGGTTACACCGAACCATCGGTTGTATGTATCCCGGTGCATCAGAGCAGATAATTACGAACCATACCACTTTGTAGAAGCTCGTGACATGAAATTGAATCAGCGGGCGAAATTTAAACGTGATGGAATTTGGAAAGGTAGTTCTCCCGTTAAATTTGGGTTACCGTCGATTAAGAAATTCAAAAATCACATCGCAGAAAACGGATATGAAACAGGGATAAGAGAAATTCCCGTTAAGCCGTGGTTACGATTCCTTGGATATTTCTTATCGGAAGGTAGCGTTCATGGCAACAATGGCGTTCCTTATAGAGTTTCGATATCCCAAGTAAAACCAGAAACAAGATCGCGGATATTTGATGCCATCTCATCAACCGGGTATGATTACAAAATTAATGGAGATAACATCGTCATTAATGACAAACAACTCGCAATGTATTGTTCTCAATTTGGATTACAACCAGAAAGATTCGTTCCGAACTTTGTTAAGAGTCTGTCTCCCGAATTGATACGCGAGTTTTTGAAAACCCTTGTTGATGGAGACGGACACGTCAATAAAAAGACTGGAACTACGACATACATTACAATATCAAAGCGACTTGCAGATGATGTTCAGGAATTATTGTTAAAATGTGGGATTTCCGGCAACATTGTAAAAAGAAACACAAAAGGGGTCGTATCTACAATCCACGGGCGGACGGTTAGATTCAAACACGACACATATGTTGTATCTTTCATTCGCAAACAAGGAAACACCCCGAGTATAAATCAGAACGGAAACTCTCATATAACAATGGAAAACTATTCTGGTCGGGTTCATTGCGTAACCGTTCAGAATCACATCATTTACGTCAGAAGAAACGGGATTCCGGTTTGGTGTGGAAATAGTATATCAGTCGCGAAGGCAGGTATAACCGCATCCCTTCAATGCCGATGTTCAGTTCTCGCAGCCGGAAACCCTGCAATGGGAAGGTTCGATGATTATTCTGGATTGGCTGAACAGTTCAATATGCCACCATCTTTGTTATCCCGGTTTGACCTGATTTATCTTCTGACCGACAAACCGGAAAAGACCAGAGATGAGATGCTTGCCTGGCATATCCTGAACACTCATCAATACGGTGAAGAGCTGGTCATTGCCAAGAAAGAGAGGCGTCAGGCAACAGACCCCTATTCTGGTATCATCCCCGGTATTCCACCGGTCCTCCTCAGGAAATACGTGGCATACGCAAAGGCAAACGTATTCCCGAAGTTATCACGGGAAGCAATGGAAAAACTGACCGGGTATTTCATGAGCATCAGAAACCTGGCAGATAGTTCAGACAAACCGGTCCCGGTCACAGCACGGGCAATAGAGGCACTTATCCGACTGGCAGAAGCAGCAGCCAGGATGGAACTATCTCCCGTTGTTACTGAGGACCATGCATCACTGGTCATACAGATAGTAGACGAATCACTGAAACAGGTTGCCTATGACCCGAAAACAGACACCTGGGACATTGACCGGGTAGTTTCGGACAAACCGAAATCACAGCGGGATATGATTCGGGCAATAGAAAAGCGGTTTGATGACCTGAAGAACGAAAACGGACTCACATCAGAGCACGAACTGATAAATTCCCTGGCAGACGAAGGGCATTCACGGATAGGAATAGCAAACACGGTTGAAAAAATGAAGAAGGAATGCATATACACGGAAAAGAAGGGCGGATTCCTGAAGAGGTTGTAAAAATGGCACGAACTGAAAAGATTTATCCAATCAATAATTACATGGTCGGTCTCCGGGTAAGGGAGACTGAAATTCTCTCTGAAATATACGAGAACTGTGGCGGTGACATATTCATATCTGAATACGTCAAAACGTTTGCCCCGGACTTCAAACCGCGAAAGTTCAAAATAACGAAATACATTGAACAGGTGGAACTGAAACGGATTCACGGACGACAGATAACCAAGTGGAAATTATCAGATAAAGCATACAAACGGTTTTTACAACACCAGGGAGAACCAGACCCGGAAAAGGTTGAATTATCCTTGGCATATGCAGAGAACATCACTGAACAGCTGAGAATCCACAAAAACGAATACCGGAAAGAATACCGGAAGCGGGAGGCAACAGCATGAGCGAAATTATGGGAGAACTGAACCTGAGCACCATGTTTGAACAGAAGCGGGCAAAGCGGATAGGAATTTTCGACCAGAGACTTTTGATGCAGATGGTATCCAGAATGGCAGATTATTCACAGGTTGAACTGGTTCGGGTCGAACATCAGGACGGGGATTTTGCTCTGGCAGTCCGCGAATACCGTGCCGAAAAACCAGTATCAGAAACCTGGCTCACATTAGCCCCACGGGTAGAGGTGGATGATGAAGCCTGAACAGGAATGCCAGGATATCCTGAAACATTATTTGGATCAGATAAACCCGGAAACAATAAGTTCCAAGAGTGATGTCCGGGTTATCGTGAACAAACTCAGAGACCTTCAGATGGATTTGATTCGGGTCAGTTGGAAAGATGAGTCTCAAATACTGCGGAAACTTGGGAGGAGAACATGAACATTCCTGTTCTCATCACCACACCGAATTTCTCGAAAACGGTTGAACTTTCACCAAAAGCAATGACAGCCGTGATGCAGATTCTTCATTCAGGAGCAGAACGAAAGAACGGCTATTCCCTGAAATATTCCATCGGGATATCAGAATTTCAGATAAACAATGCACCGCCAAAAGCCGTGGATTACATAGTAAAAGTGTATCAGGAGGGGTTTTTCAATTGAACCAGGTCAACCGGGAAATCCTGATAGATGTGATGCACAACCGTGGAACAACCCCGAACCAGGTTCAATACAGACTCAAGAACCATCCGGCACCGGTCATCCACACACATATCCAGACACTCATACAGTCAGGTCACATCAGGAAACAGGGTCAGCACTATATCGAACTGACCCCGGCAGGAATGAGGTATTTAATCCCATGAACTGTGAGTCATGTGAGCATACCGGGAGATATCAAGGTCTCCCGGTCAGATGGTGCGAATGGTTCAAACCGGGGAAACTGAATCTGGGATACCCGAAACCTATGCCAGGTTGCCCGAATTATTCAGAGAATACAGTTCATACCGGATGGGATATCGCATGGTAATCAGATGTATGTATCAGAAAACATTCCGGGGGAACCCGGTCTGTGTTGAACGAATCCACAAACGGGATTGTGCCTATCCGAGTTTTCAGTGTGATGTAAAAGCAGAGGGAGAGAATGAGCAAATACAGGAATAAGAAGATTGAAGTGAATGGAATTAAGTTTGATTCCACCAGCGAAGGAAGGAGATATGAACAATTATTGATAATGGAGCGGGCACACGTGATATCAGACCTGATATTACAACCAAAATTTCTTTTGCAGGAAGGGTTCAAGAAATGTCCTGAATGTGGGTGTATGCCGGAGAAAGGGAAGAAGTGCCCGAAGTGCGGAACCATGACCCGGACATTCAGACCCCGATACTATATAGCAGACTTTCAATATTTCGATAAAAAGAGCGGGAAAACTCGGATAGAGGATGTGAAGGGGAGCAAGGGGTTTATGACGGACCTTTTTCGCTTTAAATGGACATTATTTGAAGCCAAATATCCGGACAAGTCATTGGAAATAGTTGTGGTCAAAGCGGAACCAAAACGACCAAAGAGACAGGCCGCACAGGTATCAATATCAGAAGCCCGGAGAATACACGCATGACCAGCAAATACATGCCACGGATATATGACTCAATAATTCCTGAGGTTATCGGGATATGTGAAGAGTTCAACCGGGAACGGTTTTCAATTCAGTGGTTATCAGACGAAATTAAAATGCATGTTGAACCAGGAACCAGCACAGTATTCAGGAAAATCACCAGCGATGGATATGTCATGTGAGAATTGTAAGAAAACATTGATAGGGGGGATAGATTTGAGAAACAAAGCTGGTATCATCTGGTGTTTTCAGGATAACGAATGGAAACCCCCGAATTCATCCTGCAATAATTTTCAGGCTAAATAATATTCTTTTTTTGTTAAACAGTTATTTATATTCTGTATAACCATATTGTTTATGGTTCATGGCTCTTTACTTGATGCTGATTATTCCGAAAAGGAATTACAGGCAGCACAAGAAGCCGCAAAACGCAGTTCTGATAAATTACATCAGAAAGCGTGGAAATTCTTCAAAAAAGTATGCCCGTTTGGAAAATGAAATATATAGCCGTAATATTCGCGTCCCTTCTTTTTTGCCTGATAATATGCTCGTTACCCGGTCAGGCCGTGATATCTTCATCCGTATATGCGAATGGCGGTTCGATAATTGTCAATACATACGAGTCATGGGAAACATCAAACAACCTCATGAGGTTCGGAACCGTCAATGACTCATATTTGTATAATGGCAAAAGTCAGACCATTATCTCGCTTGGCAGAACCGGAATAATGAAGCAGGACAGCACGAAGGTTGAAACGCTCGGTATGCTGAACGCGTTCGACTCTGCCGGCATGTTCAGCACTAAAACCAATATCCCTGAATCAATGTGCGATCAGTCAAGCAGCAGACTCCCTGAAACTCAAACAGTAGAGGGATTATGGGGATTGATGGGATCCGGTCCCGGAACTACCTATGAATCACAGGTTGAAGTGCAGGGGAAAACCGTAGGAGTATCCGTTAAGGGAACCACACCGCAGGGATACCTGTATGAAGATGTGAAAGGCTCACTGAAGTCCGGATTAGATACGAATTCAAGCACACTTCAGTATTCATACAGCAGACATGACCACGCAGTCCTGAACAGCGATACAAACAAATCATTAGATGGAGGGTTTGATTGGTTATGGGATGCAACCGATACCGATGATATAGTAAACGAAACGGTCATCGAGGCCAGTGAAGAGGCCAACGTCTCGGAGGACAACGATGATTGAAACTATTCAACCAATTCTTATCGCAGTCGGCGGAGCTCTTATCTATTCTCTGCTCTGGTATTCCCGTCAGGTCGTAGATCCGACCAAGGAAACCCCTGAATTCGAACCGTGGAAACTTGTATCCACCCTTGTTGTCGGTGCCTGTATCGGTCTGGTATCGGTCCTGTCAGGCATTGATATCACTCAGGCAGGAATCGAAGCACAGCTCGCATCATACGGCTTCCTTGTCGCAGCCGTTGAACAGGTCGGCAAAGCCCTGTATCGAAACTTCACAGAGGAATAAACAATGTCAGTATCAATTGAAGGTATCTGGTCAACCCGTGCGGGGGATTATTCCCCGGCAAAACACATCCTGACCAGAACAAATGATTACCGGTACTTCTTCCGGTTAAACCAGGATGCAAAGGACATCACCGTCAAAAAACTGATAAAGATCCTCATTGACGGGAAGCCTGAGATCACCATCCATGATTGGATGAGCGTGGACGGCCGGGAAGATAACTACTTCGATATCCCACTCGCATTCCGCACTCCCGGCAGACATTCCGTTCAGTTCGAGGTTTACAAACCTGCATCATCCAGAGCAGACAGCAAAGAAGGAGAACTGGAATACACGTCAGATAAATTCACCGTGGAATACCAGGCATAGATATTTGAACAAACCATCTCATCAACCGGGTCAAACCGGGATGAGATATACCCTGCATACGGAAAACCCATGTACACGTCTAACCCTGCACAGATACCCACACCAGCCTTTGTCGATGTTTGTTCGGAACCATTATTCCCACCCGTATGCAGGCTCTTGGAATGGTTATATCAATATATTCGGGTTCAATTCCCGAACCAGGAGTAATTACTATGGCAGATGAGTCACGAAGCATCAGAATTGAAAACCTGGATGAACTTGAGAAAGTCACTCACAAATGCACGTCCACGGAATTACTAACCGAAATTCAGATATCAATAGCAAAACTGGAAGGGGCTATTACATCAATGGCAGCTGCCAGTCAGGAATTAAATACCCGATTTGAGGAACAAGCAAAGGAATTCCGGCAGTATATGTCAGCAGGTCACGTATGCAGACACGTTGAACAGATTCAGCTGAATACCTATGCCATCAGTCTACTTGAGCGGGAACGGCTGAAAAAGATGGGTTCTGACTATTGGGTTGAAAAGTTCGTTGAATCGCTCAAATACCTGATACTATTCGTGGCTGGTATGTTTTTGACCTTCATCCTGAAAGGCGGTTCCCTGTAAATGCGGGTTCAATATCTGCCGGATAACTCATCTGTCTGTTACCCGTTTGCAGGAGAGATTGGAGAGGTTATCGAACGGTATTCATCCAGGGTTGTTATCAAATTACAACCAGAAGGGTTTTCGCACTCTATTTTCATTCTAACTTCTCCAGATAAGATATTTCCCGTGAAGTGAGTTCTGTAAAACAGAATAATAAGTATTATATACTTTTAAGTATAACTATAGTATGTAACAACACAAAGGAGACACAAAAATGGAAAATATAAACATTCAAGAAATTGGAAAGAAAGTTGAAACGGCATTCATGGAAGTAGAAAGGTCAAAAAAACAGGGGAAAGGCGGGAATGAAATGTTTCATTCCGGGGTTGCTCTGGGAATTCTTGAGATGGTTGAAATGATGTATGGAGTTGAACAGCGGGATCACATGGAAAAACTTGCAAAAAGCAAAGTTCAGGAAGCAAAGGTCCGGGGATATTTATACAAATAATTTTTTTGGGGGAGAAAAATGATAAAGGCAATGGAAGAACCGCTTGAATTTCGTGGAGCGTGGTTTCAATACTGTTTTGACTATGATATCAGGAACTCTGCTTACGTATGCATGTCCTGTGATGTAATGACAGATATCAAGACCGGCATATGCCCTCTGTGTGGGAAGCGGTCTCCCTGTGCAATGGAGTGAGTCAAATGACAAACTCCCTTCCTATGATGGTATACGATGAGATGAGAACAAAATATGGTATACCAAAAAACCCATCTATCAGAGTACCGGAAGACCTGTTGCAAGTGAAGAAAATTGCAAGCATGGCCGCAAAGGAAGTTGAATATTTTACGGTCCTGACCCTGAATGCAGCATCAGAAGTTATCCGGTGCCATATTGTCACAAAAGGAGTTCTGAACTTCTCTGTGGTTCATCCGAGGGAAATATACCGGGTGGCCATAAAAGACAATGCAGCAGCCATTATCTGCGTTCACAACCATCCATCAGGAAACCTTGAACCATCATCAGCGGATATCAAAATAACCAACCAATTAAAACAGGCCGGCGATATACTCGAAATAAAATTACTTGACCACGTTATCATTACCAGGTCAGGAATAGCCAGTATGAGAGAGTTGGGATACGCATCATTCTAATTTTTTGCATAGTAAGCATTATATACTTATAAGTATAACTATAGTATGTAGTAAACACATAGGAGAAATGAAAATGGAACACGAAACATTCAGAGCAATAAAGAACCTGTATGGAATGCTGAAAGAACTTGATGACGAAGGATTATTGGAATCATTTGAAGATATCAAAACCCTTCAGAGAAAAGAAGCAATTGAGTTATTAGAACTCATTCAGAAAGCACGGGATGAACTTTTCAGGGATGCCTGTAAGGGGAATCTTGAGAACTAAAATTTTTAGGAGATGAACAAACAATGACAGGAACCGCCAAGATTGTAAAGACTGAAGAACCTGACCCGTGGGAAGATTTGAATCAGGAGGATTGGTAAATATGGCAAAGATGTCTGTTTACGAGGTTATCACAACCAAGATAATCTCCCTTATTGAATCGGGAAAATTGGATTGGAGAAAAACATGGAGCATGAAAGCCCCGGTAAATTATGTATCTGAGAAACCATACAACGGCATTAATTTCATAATGTTGGCATTCTCCGGGGAAAAGTCACCATACTGGCTGACCTACAAACAGGCAACCGAACTTGGTGGCAATGTGATGAAGGGAGCGAAGGGATACCCAGTCTGTTTCTATACCCTGAAAGATGATGAAACATCAACCCCTGAAAAGCCAAAGAAGTATGGCGTGTTCAAATATTACACGGTGTTCAATGCAGACCAGTGCGAAGGGATACCTACAAAGGATGACCCGGTTCAGGATGTAAAAAGCAAAGACGAAATCATGGAAATGATATCCCAACACAACCCTGAAATTATCCGGGGGGGACCTGCATACAACCCGGGAAAAGATGTGATAAAAATGCCAAACCTGGAAGAGTTTGAATCATCAGATGCATATTGGAAAACATTTTTCCATGAATTAACCCATTGGACAGGCCACGAATCCCGACTTGCCCGGGATGGTATCATGGAAATAAACGAGTTTGGGTCAGAGTCATATTCAAAGGAAGAACTGATTGCGGAACTTGGATCAGCGTTCTTATCCATGAAGTTTAACCTTTCAGAAGTTGGAGAACAGGAAGCCGCGTATATCAAATCATGGATAAAACCATTGAAGGATGACCCGAAGATGATAATACAGGCAGCCAGCAAAGCACAGAAGGCAACAGAATATCTCTTAAACTAATTTTTCAGGTGGAATTATGTCATATTGTTCAGCATGGTGCGGTCCGGAATGTTCCAATTGTAAATATCCAGACGAAGCCTGCAAATATCCGAAAAGTCAGGAATCTATGTATGAGGATTCAGGGTTTCTTCTATCAGGTGAATGAAATGATACAGCAATACGTGGAAGGACCTGACGGTAACTGGATATTAGAAGAGATGGAAATACCAGAATTCATAGATACAACTGGAGTTATCAGGGAGAAACGGAAGTGCGATATCATTGCAGCAGATATCTTCAGATACCTGGATAATCATGATTCAATAGGCGAACTCATTTACCATTTCGACAAATTGTCCAAAGACGATCTGATCCACAGCATATCGAAAATAATATACTGCCATATCGGAGAATAGTTTATGAATAATTACATACTATATCTCTATATGCATTGTCCAGACTGTTTATCCGATAACATCAAAAAGTCCGGGTTCGTTCAAGCGAAAACCGGAATGCAGCAGAGATACGAATGCAAGGAATGTGGCCGCACATGGGTCGGGATGGGAAGACCGAAGATACCGGTGGTTGGTATCCCGTGCCCGGATTGTCACGGTCAGGATATAGCCCGGAAAGGATGGCGGCTGACCAGACAGGGAAGATTTCGGCAGTATGTCTGCCGTGGGTGTGGTCACATCTTCACCCTGAAACCTCTTATCAAGAGAGCCGAACCGACACCATGTCCGAAATGTCATTCAGATAAGACCCGGAAGGGTGGAAAGTATATCAGGAACGGGAAAGAACTTCAGCGGTACGTCTGCAATTCCTGTCACTCCTCTTGGATTGACTGATTCTTTTTTGTAAAACAAAATAGTAAGTATTATATACTTATAAAATAAACTATAGTATGTAACAAACACATAGGAGAAATGAAAATGAACACTGAAGAACTCACAACAAAAATTTTAGAAAACTGGCCTTTGAAAAATGTTGATTATGAAACCGCTTTAAAAATTGTCCAAATCGCAGAAACCCAGAAAACATTCGGGTTTAAATTCACTGATAAAATTGAAGATGAATTTAAAGTATCATACGGATTTGTTAAATTAGTAATTGATACAATCAAGGAACAGAGAAAACTTCAAACAAGCAGTATTTCGAGAGAAGATGCAAGAGCAGATAGAATTTTAAGAATCCGCGATTCAAACGGAAAAGCAACCGCAAGGAAGTGGAACTAAATGAAATCCAAAGAACAACTTTTACAGGAAGGATATGCAATCCTCGAAATCATAGGGCCCCATGAAATATACGGGAAAAACAACGACCCGGTAAAATATGCAATTGGGGTGGAGTAAATGGATGACAACAGGTATGAATGTCAATTAACACAATGGTGTGCAGAAAACATTCAAATCTGCCCTTTCATGGACCAGGCCGAATGCGGGTTCTATTGCGGTTATCTTACATATCCTCCCAGGTTAGAAGAATGTAAACAGGAATTATCAGAACGATGGAACCGGAGGAACAAAAAATGAAAGTGGTAAGAGATTGTTCAGAATGCTGTCATACGTTCTGTCCATACTAATTTTTCAGGTTTTGTTGAACACTTTTATATATTTCTTTAAACAATATTCATACCAGTCTTATGTCTGAATTACGACTAGAATATGTATCCGTATCTGAACTTGTTCCATATGACAAAAACCCTCGGAAAAATGACGCTGCCGCAGAAAAGGTCGCAGAACTCATTAAAGAATATGGATTCAAGAAACCAATTCTCGTAGATATCAAAAACAATAAAAACGAGATTATCGCGGGCCACACTCGTTTAAAAGCCGCCCTTCTTTTAGGTCTTGAAAAAGTCCCGGTAATTTTTGCTGATGATTTAACCCCTGAACAGGTTAAGGCGTTCCGAATTGCAGACAACAAATCTGGCGAGTGGGCAGAGTGGGATACTGATTTGCTGGTATCAGAATTATCCGACTTAAAACAATTCGATTTCGACCTGGACCTGGCGGGATTTAACGAATTTGAAATATCTTCGATGCTTCCTGATTTTACTGATAATTCCTCTGCTGATGGTTCGATATATGGTGGTGGAATAACCGGGGGATCTCCGCCAGAAGATTTCCCATCATATGATGATGATATTCCGACAGAACACCGATGCCCGAAATGTGGGTATGAGTGGAGCGGGAAAGCGGCATGAACTTAATACAGGAGTTCAAATCTGCAATTGAGAATTCGGTTAAAAAAGTCCATATTCAATGTTTGCAACCGTTTTTGTACTTGAATCAAGGCGTTCTGGATAGGTTTGGGCCGTCAGATGTTATGATTGGTATGGATGCTGACGACCTTTGGGGTAGTGGTCGGAAGGGTGCGGTTGCATATCACAATGGGGGGGGTGTTGCATTTAGAGAGATTCGTAAGAAAATTTTTAATGATAAATCCCAATCGGACTTTTCAATTTATAATTTTATTTCCCACGGTTCTTTCAGGAAGACCGGTGAAGATTCAACTTATTAACGATGGTGTAAAAATGACTCCTTCAAACAAACCTCCATATCGGGTTCCAAGCATGGATGAGATAAAGAACCTTCCCTGGAATGGGTTTAATGTAATTTCAACCTTTTCCGGGTGTGGCGGGTCCTCATTGGGCTATAAGATGGCAGGGTATAAGGTTCTCTGGGCAAACGAGTTTATTCCGGCAGCTCAGGAAACATATCAGGCAAACCATAAGGGAACGATTCTGAATAAAAATGATATTCGGAAAGTCACGCCCGAAGACATATTCAGAGAAGCGGGATTAAAGAAGGGAGAACTTGATTTATTTGATGGATCTCCTCCATGTGCAGCCTTTTCCACTGCTGGAAAACGGGAAGCGGGATGGGGGAAGGTAAAGAAATATTCTGATACTATGCAGAGAGTTGATGACCTCTTTTTTGAATACTCCCGGTTGTTAGAAGGACTTCAGCCCAAAACCTTCGTTGCAGAAAATGTATCCGGCTTGGTAAAAGGAACTGCTAAGGGCTATTTTAAGGAAATCCTAAAAACCCTTCGTGATTGTGGGTATAGGGTGTCGGCAAAGGTTCTTGATGCCTCATGGCTTGGTGTTCCTCAAGCAAGGCAGAGACTTATTTTTGTAGGTGTTCGGAATGACCTTGGGCTTGAACCAGTTCATCCGAAGCCGTTGCCCTATCAATACACTGTTAGAGATGCACTTCCTGAAATAATGGCAGTTGGAAACATCAGAAACTCTGGGTTTAATTCTGGTATGGTTGATTCAAGTCTCCCATGTCCAACGGTTATGGCAGGTGGTGGTGGTTTAAGCTCATCCCAATTCGGAGTAAAAGTCATCCATGATACTTCTGGTGCATGGAGTCTTGGAGATGTAACCAATAAACCATGTCCAACGATAACAGCACAAGGAGAGGGACAAATTTACATTGAATCAGAAACAAAATTATCGAATTGCCTTCAAAAAGAATATGATAACGTCCCTGTTGGAAGCAATTCTGATAAATATTTTAATCTTTCCAGACCCCACCCGGAAAAGCCATGCCCTACGATAACCCAGATGGGAGGAAGCTCTGCTGCTGGCGTAGTTCATCCTTTTGAAAAAAGAAAATTCACAATCGCAGAATTAAGGCGAGTTTGTGCCTTCCCTGATGACTTCATTCTTACCGGAACATATGCACAACAGTGGGAACGATTAGGAAGAGCGGTTCCTCCGGTTATGATGTATCACATTGCGAAAACCATTCAGACTGAAGTATTGGAGAAGATATAATGCAAACATTAACAGGTAAAAGAGAGTTCGATTCAGTTGAACCTAATAGCAAATGGGAGTTTAATGAGTCTGTGACAGATTGTTTTGATAACATGCTTGAGCGCTCAATTCCTCAATATCATATCATGAGGGAAGCCTGCACAGCATTATCAAAACAATACATGGTTGATAAATCCCTTGTAATTGATTTGGGGTGTTCAAGAGGAGAAGCAATAGCATCGTTAATTCCTCCGCCATCTTCCGTATCATTCCTTGGATTGGAAATATCCGAACCTATGTTAAAAGCATCTGAAGAAAGATTTGAGACAATTCCGTATATAGAAATCAGGAAACATAATCTAAAGAACGGATTACCAAAAACAGATGTTCCTGCATCAGTCATCCTGTCAATTTTAACAATCCAATTTACTCCGATAGAATACCGTCACAGAATCATGAAAGAAATTTATGATGCTCTTATTCCTGGTGGAGCATTCATTTTCGTTGAAAAGGTTCTGGGAAATACGCATAACCTGAATGAAGATATGGTCAATCTCTATTATCAGTTGAAAGGAAAGAATGGATATACAGACGAACAGATTGAAAGGAAGCGGCTATCATTAGAAGGGACACTCGTTCCGATAACTGCCAGGTGGAATGAAGACCTTTTAAAAGAGTCTGGATTCAGAGAAGTTGATTGTTTCTGGCGATGGATGAATTTTGCGGGGTGGATAGCGATTAAATGAACTATTCTGATTATCGTGTGATGTGTAATTCAAACTATCTCACATTCCATACGGAGGGGGTTTTCACATTACTAATATTGCCCCTATGGTCAGTATACAAACAGGTATACCGAACCCCTGAATCGTTTATCAGAGCAATTGACAGATGCGACATCCAAGCACTTGTTGAAATGACTTACTATTGCACAAATTGCACAAAAAGATCATAAACTTGCACAAATGACACCAGCCGCATTTGAACGACTAAAAGGTGAAAAGGCCGAGCAATGGCAGGCGTTCAAAATATACCGTGACATGGGTTCTACACGCTCGATGCAAGAACTTGCACGAATTATGAAACGACCTGTCCGGACTATGTACCTCTGGTCAAACAAGTTCAACTGGTTAGAACGAATCAAGTCATATGAGGAATGGTCAACCAATGACCAGGT